GTTTCTGCTGTAACCCTGTTGAGGGTTTGTGCAATACTTTGGTAAATACTTCCCCAAGTGCTACTTACAAATCCCCAGTATGTTGTTTCGTATATCTTTCCGTACGCCATTATTTCTCTCTATATTTTTTATAACAAATAGCCAATGCTTGATCCTTACCGTATTCCGAACTTATTTGGACAATACATCTTTGTATAAATTCCCTTTGCTCTTCTCCTGATTTTGGTTCTGGTATTGGCATCTATTTAAAAACTGTTTTAGCTTAATTATGTTTTGTTTCTTTGGTTTATATATCATAATACCCAACTATTGAAATTATCTGACTTGTCTGGATACATACCCTCGTTATTGGCAGCATTGTACTCAGGATACAGGTCGTTGTTGAACGTCATATAATCTAAAAACCTCCTTGTGTAGAACTCTGCCTTATTGCGTGAGTTCTCTACTAGATATTGTACCTCTTGCATCGAGAGAGTCTCTGAAGACTCGCTACGATGCTTAAATACACCTCCATTACTAACTTGGTAAGATGCAAACATATAATAGTCTGACTGAGCAAACCAAATAAGCATCGGTGTTAAATATTCGTTTAGGAGCGTTTTGTAGTCTGCATTCGCAGGTAGGTCTACCTGGCCATTTACAATCAACTGTTGAATTTTGTCATACAGTACAGTACCTAGATAATTCTGTATATGGATATCTTGGCTGACCTCAATATATTGAATAAACTTGTCGGCATCTACAGTACCACCTACAAGTGACTTGCGCCTTAAATCATCAGTCGTTATGAACAGTGCCTTCATCTTCTTTCTTTTTAAATAGTGACTTTACTCGGTCTATTGCCGACAGCTTCTCTCCCGTTTCTTCTTCACGCTTAATCTTAGTCTCGATATTGTCTAGCTCAGTAAACTCAATCGGCTGTAGCGTAACAAAGTACAGGTTAAGGTCAATCTCGTTGAATGCCAGAATCATTTTAAGGCACTCTATTATCTTTTCTTGGAACGGTCTAATAACAATGTTATCCATAAGCACAGAAGCCGTTCTAAGCTCTTCTGCGTTGTTCCCAAAGCCTGTATTATCTTTTATTCCAAGCAGTATCGGAGAAACGACTCTGTGTCCAAGCATAATCTTCTCACGAGCCTCGTCAGACAGAAATTGGTATTGTGCGTGAGCGTCTGGTAAATGGATTGGCTCTATGTCTGCTGCACGTTCAGGGTCTTCATTAAACGCTAGTATAAACTTACCTGAGTTAGACGTTCCTCCGAACTTGTCTTGTATTTTGTTTTCTATAAGCTGTTGTGCTTCTTCGTCAGGAACTCCGTTATTGAAGTTGATTAGAAGTGACGGTTGAAGCCCATTAAGAATATTGTTTATATGGTAATTAGATACCTCCTCTTCAAGCGAGCAATACTGTAAACATCCGTGGTAATCTACAGGTGCATAGTAATAAAACCCTGGTCTGTAAGGACGAATAATATAAAGTTCTCTAAGCTCACTGGGTTTACCGTTGCTAAATGTAGGTATTCTTTTAGGGCTGTCAGATGGCTTATACTCACTCCACTTAGGGTGATAGTAGTATGCGTTTATTCTTCCTTCGTCTGCTTTCTCCGCTCTTAGCGTTTCCATAGGAAAATGCGTAAGAGAAGTGATTCTAGTTTTGCTTTTATTGTATACAACTTGAACGGCAGCTTGGCCAAGTAACTTGTAATCATTGACTAACTTTTTTACTTCTTCGTCTTTTAATATCATTTTGAATCTAGCAAACATCTCAGGCTTCTCCTCGCTGTCTGTTGCGCTTAAGCCCCTACCGTAAATCATATCTACGATACCGTTGATACAACAAGAGTTAGTTGGACTGCTAAGATAGTTGTCTATTAGGTCTCCGAAGTAGTTATTATCTTCTCCGTATGTTACCCAATCATTGCGGTAGTCTTCTTTTATCTCAGGAATGGTGTAGCCTTGCAGGTTAACTACTCTTATTGCTCCTTCTGATTTTTTCTTTCTGGCCATATTAAACTGTTATATATTTCTGTCCTGTTGGAGCAGCAGTGTGTTCTGTATATTTACCACTGTTAATTGTTTGTTTTTGCTTTCTGTCTGTCTGTGAGGTTACATACACCTTATCCCTAAAAAGCAAACTTGATCCTTGTTTCAGCTCCATAAAATAAAGACTACCTTCAGATAGTATTGAGAACGTACAAGGGATGCTTATGTAGTTACCGTCAATCGTTGAGGTAAGGCTGGTAAGCGTTTCTGTTTTGCCCGTACCGTCTTCTTTTATAACCAAACTAAGATTACTCGCCTCTACATAAGAGCGAGGGATAATCTTAAGCGTCTGTGAGCTTGTTGACGGAAGTAACACTTTCATATATATATAACTTAAAGGCCGGTTATTTGTTTACAAAAAAGCCCCACCGTAAGGTAGGGCCTATTGCGTTTAAGAAGGTACTATGTTTAAGAATTAGTTCCTACAGTTACAGTTACAGTAGCACTTGACATTCCTGCGTATGGGTCAGCAGCCGTTGGGCTAGCTACAAAATTAGCAGGCTTAGTTTCCTGTGCGGTAAACGTAAGCGTATATCCACTTAGGTCCCCCATAGCAGCTCCAGTTACAATTGTACCTCCAGATACATCAGCACCGTGCTCTAAACCTACCACCATAACATTTCCGTTATAGTCCTCTACAGCAATGTGCGGACGACCTGCAGCCAAGATTTTAATCTCTTTGTGGTCCTCTTTACTTAGTTTATGTAGAGTTAGGTTAAGTGTTTGCTCATAAAAAGAAGTTCCATTCTCACGAGAAGCATTAATTGTCTGCTCAAGAGAAGAATTTCCTTTTACTTCGTATTTGAAGGCAGTAAAAGTACCTGTCATATCGGTAATCTCATCGTCTGTCTGTGTAACAGTACCGAAATCACCGAAGTCTGTGAAGTATACAGCTCTTATTCCGCCTACTACATCTTTACAAGGTTCTTTACGCCCTCTAGTTAAATCACAAGCCATAATTATTTTTAGGTATTAAAAAAGGGCAGGTAGGCTTTAAGGCTTACCTACCCTTCTATGTTTAACAATTTATTTTACTATGCTAGAGTTTGTAACACAAGGTCACTACCGATGCCGTATTGTACACCTGCAGTAAATCGCATAATAACTCTTACATTTTGAGAACCGTCTAAGTCACCCATATCTAACAACTTAACTTCGTTGTGGTCAGCTAATAGACCTGTGCCGAAGTAGATGTTAGAAGCCTCGCCAGCAACGATGTGGTCAGATGGCATACCTGGTGTTTGCTGAACTTTGATACCTTCAAAAGAAAGTGCATTCCCCATATTGTACCACTGAGTTCCTTGGCTACCTGTACCAGCAGCACCTAAGCCTGAAGCACCAAATCCGCCTAATGCACGAACATACGCCTGAACAGCAGCAGTTGGAGCATAGATAGTTAAGTCTTCTTTACCGTAAACAGCAGAAGGAATAGCGTCAACTACATTTCCGAACAAAGTTACAATGTTAGAAGAAGTATAGCTAGTCTCAGAACCGTTAGCAGCGTCATTTACGTCAGAGTCAGCAGCCATAAGCACTGTAAGACCGTCAAACTCACCTGCATTAGCGTTTACTCCACCCCAAATGTTTTGCTCAGTTTTTTGTGCTACTTTAGCAGCTACGTGACCGATTAAGAAATCAGCAAAAGAAGGAGGTAAGTTGTCAAATGTAGAATATCCCATTTGTACTGCTTCCCAGTCAGAACGGAAGTCCTTCTTACAAAGCTCAAGGTTCACTTGGAACTCTTCAGGTTGAAGGATACGCTCAGTTAGTGTAAGTGTAGACGTAGGGTCGAAATCACAAGTTGCATCCTTTACGATTGCATCTGTAGAAATTTTCTTTACTACCTCTTTAAATTTAACATTTGGCTTTACGGTGATTGCACCTTCTGCCAATGTTTTACCGCTCAATAAAGCTGCTGAAATATATTTCCCTGCAAATTCACCAGCGTAAGTTGTTGTAATAGATGTGGTTGTTGCCATTTTTATGAATTGAATAGTTTATTAAATACAATATCTTTAGTAGTCATTGCACGTTTCTGTGCATATAAATTTAGGGGCTTCTTAGAAACCTCTGCTTCTGGACTGTGAGCGATTGGTTCAACAGCAGGCTCTTGATTTGCAAGTTCAGTTGGAACTTCCAATTCTTCTTCCTTCTGTGCGGCAAGCTCTTCAATCATACCTTTTATTTCAGCCATAGCTTTAGCAAGGTCTTCTTTCGTAGCATACCTGTCCATATCGTCATCTTCCTCCATTTTATCGTGATATCCAGCGTCAACTTCTTCTTCAGAAGCCTCAACCTCGATGTTCTTAACGTCTTCAGAAAGTTCTACTTGCTCTTCAACTTCAGGAGCAGCTTCTTCTTTTACTTCAGGAGCTTCAACTTCAACTTCATTGCTAAGTAGTACGTTCTTGAAACGCTCTACAATTTCGTTAGCTTTCATATACTAATTAATAGGGTTAAACAATAATTAACTATATATTTAACTAATGGAATAAGATACTGTTGTATTTTCAGGCTCTAGTTTTGCCTATGCCTTGCGCTCTAAGTGTACCGTCACAGCATTTTTTGCTGTAGGTCTTGCCATCTTTACATAAACATCCTCTACGACCGCCTCTTGGGCTAGAATATGATGGTGTCTCAAACTTCTTTCTCATTTTGACGATTTAGGGTGTTTCTTAGGCAATAAATCATAGTCTGTAGTATACTTTGCGTTTTGGGGTCTTCCGTTTCTTACTAGATACATAAAAGCATTTACTCTGGCGTGCGCCCACTGTGAAGCTGACTTAACGTTTGGAGAGTGTGACGTATTAAACGCCCCTAAACCCCTCTGAAATACAGAAGATAACATTCCAACGGTTATTCCGTATCCTAGTTTTTCTTTATAACGCTCGTTAAAATCATCAGCCTTCTTTTGTAGGGCTTTTCTGTCCTTTGCAGATACCTTAGCACCTGTTTTTCCAGACGCATCGCCTTTAGCGGACCCCTCACCCTTTGGCCTAGGGTTCGGAGTGTCCGATTTGGGAGCTTTAGGGGATTTTTTTACTCCACCTCTTGGTCCTACTTCCGCCATCTTAACGCACTTGCCATAAACCTTTTTGTAACCCTTTGGGCATTTTTGTAACTCTTCTAATTTATGCTCTTTGCAGGGCATATACCAAGTCTTACCCTCAAAATCGTGTGTGTGATGTCCTTCACAGCCGATATCTTGCGCTGCTTTCTCTGCAAGCTCCTTTGTTGCGTATGCAAGTCGGTCATCTATGATTGCCATATCATCGCTTATCACCATAGATTCTAATTCTATCTCGCCTAACTCTTTTAGTTTGGAAGTAGCCCATCTAAGACCTGCTTTACCGCCCCAAGCATCATACATTAGCTTTCCACAGCCATCTGAGTAGCTGGTAGACACCTCTAAGTCTTTTGCGTGTCTTAGTAAAAAACTTCTCATTCTTTTTATCGTGCTTACACTCAAATTAGAACCCTTAGAGATTTGGGCAGCTCTTCGTTTTCCTATGGGCGTTCCGCAAGACCCCCACCCATTCTTTTTAGCGTACTCTAGAGCGTTTTTAGCGTTATTTCTGACACCTTCAGGATAATCTGAGTATGTTTCTAAATCTACGTCTATAGCGTCTGCTAACTCTTCTAAAATCTCTAGTGCTTCAAGTTCAGCTTGCTCAGGAAGTTGCTCTTGTGGTCTTTCCATAGCATCTGCGAAGCGTCCTTCAATGCTAAATCCTTTTACCTTACCTGTTTTGACATAATCAGACCTC